CGTGTTTTCAGTTATCCCGTCGGGGAGAATTGTAGCAACCGGGCCAATTCCAAGCGCAGCCAATTCGTCCGCATGATTCAAACCGTTAGCGGATAGATTCACCGTAAAACCGTCCCGGTTTGCCGCCGCAATCGCCTCCCGGTTTTCCCTTACCGGGCCGTTTTGCCCATCCAAAACCGGCTTATGCGTATAGGTGAACCCGTTTCGGCCCGTGTTCGCCTTGACTAGGTCCGCCAGCATGGCGCCGTCGATGACTTCATTCTCACCGGGTAAGTCACCGGCTTGGTTATGACGCCAAAAAGTTTTACCGGGCAGCCGGCGAACTTTCTCCAAAAAGCCGGCGAACGTGTCCCCCCGCTTCCCGGCCGTCACCTTGTCCCAATGCCAGCCAATCGGGCCGACTACAAAGCAACCGTTAGCCTTTAGCGGGCATGAATCCGGGCACGTTCTGCGGTCACTTGTTGAAACAAACATGGGGCCGGTTTTTGCGTTTTGAGAGATAGGAGTTGAGTGATATTTTGAGGTTTGCATATGTTTAAATAATGGCGCCGGGAAACGGTTGGAACGTCCCCGGCGCCTTTTTGTTTATTGTTTACGATGCGAGGGCAAGCGCCATATCCCGGGCCGCTTCATGAATGTTTTCGCCTTGGGTAAACGTTGCTAGGTGCAAGTCCGCAAGCTTACCGTTGGCGGCGACGTCCGCGATATTCCATAAGGTCCGGTTGAATCGAATCCCGGCGTCGATGTTGCGCAAAGCGCGAACGCTATAATGCCGGCCGCCGGTATGGTACCCGCGAACGTAGTTTTCTTGAACACGATTAAACGTACGCCATAAGTCACACTGAACATCTTCGCTGCGGTGATAGATTTGGGCCGCATACTCTGAACGACGCGCCTTCTCCACCGCAACGTCCCGGCCCCAACGCGCTGCCGCGCCAAGATGGAACATAAGTTTTCTCTGATTCGAATCTAACTCTATGCCTTGCCAGCGTTGCACTTGCTCCGCGAGCCGGGGAACGTAAGATTTGACCTCTTCAGCGCCTTTCAGGATAAGGCCCGCCAACTCGCCGGAGTTGCCAACGTGCCGGACCCTTACGGAAGCGGCAAGCGCGCCGGCATACATACCGTTCGCGCATACGGCCCGAAAGATACCCGCCATCATGACGAAAGCGGACGTGCCGTCGTTCCCGTTTTTCAGGACCAATTGCGGCCGGAATTCACTGTTCCCGGGCAACGTGGGATGATTCAACCGGACAACGTGCCCGAGATACGGTACACGTTCGGCAAATCGCGTCCCCTTCACGCTACGTTCTGCAACGCGCCAACCGTCCGCCATGAGCGGCGCGAGCGCGTCGGACGTACTGATTCCCGCAAAACGTGCGGACGTTGTCCCCGGGTACCCGGTTGACGTGGTTAGATACGATTGGTTTTCTGTCACTGTTTGCATGGTAGTTTCCTCCTATTTCCTTTTATTGTTTACTGTCCCGGCGAGAATCCCGAGAAGGATTCCCGCTAGGAAAACGGTTGCAATGGCGCCGGCAAGGGCCGGGAATGTCACGGTCACGGTTGCGGGGATCATCGAATATACCCTTCAAGAGTTTTCACAACCTCACGCGCCGCGATAATTTTGACAACTTGATACTTAACTTTAACCGGTTTTTCTAGGCGCATTAATGAATCCCCGCGCATGCATTTTTCAAGATACTCTTCAGCGTCTTGAATTGTCGAATACTCCCCGTGCCTATACCATAAGCCGTTTTCTGAATTATACTGTCTAACTAGGAAATAGGTTTTGTCTTTAAGCCGGGAAGCTTGGGCCGTTCCCGTTTCGGCGCTAGTTGTGTTTTGCATAAAAGTAAACTCGCACCTTATGCCGCACCTTGCAAGCTTTTTTATTAAAATATTTTCAACTTTCTCTGATTCCATGCCCGCTATCTTCACCCTACCCGTGAATCAAAACGCCATGGCGGCCGTTTAAACGCGTTTTTTGCGCCTTGGGAAAGCTTTAAACCGTGTTATAGTGTAGGGATGCCCGAGGAAAAAGGCGGACGGCCGACGAAATACAGTGAAGAGATTGCCGAGAAGGTCATCGCATATATCCGTAAGGGTTTAACTTGGGAGCGTGCGGCCGAAGCTGTAGGGATTCCTGAGCGGACCATCCAAGGATGGCAGGAAAGCCGGCCCGCATTCCGCGACGCCATAAAAAAAGCGCGGCGAGAATTAGAGGCGAGCCTACTCGATTCAATCAGCGAAGCCGGCGTAAAGCATTGGCAGGCAAAGGCTTGGATAGCTGAGCGCGTGTTCGGATATGCGCAGCCTAGCGCTCGAGTTGACGTCAAAGCTGAATTGAATCATGGACTGTCGCCAAGCTTGGCCGCGATGCTGGCCGGCATTCATTCAAGGTCAACGACTTACGTAAAGTCTGCACAAGTCGTTGATAATCAGGCTAGTTTAGACAATGTTTATTGCGCGACAAATCAACCGGCCCTAATTCCGGCGGGAAAATCTAAAATTGATAAGCTAAGTAAGCGTAAGCTGGTAAGACAGAGGAAGTTGCAACGCACCACCACACCACCCCGGGACGCCCCCAATCCCCCAAAATTTTCGCATACCCCCCCAGAGAAAACCGACCAAAACAAAAAGGAAGATGGCGAAGCCCCCCAAGAGCAGGCGTAAGTCGCCAGAAGAAGTTCTTCAGGACATCGCAACTCCTGAGGGTTTCGCAAGGCACGTTATCGGCATCAAGCTTTACGATTGGCAGCGTGCGGTCCTGCGGGATCTCGCCAAGGAGCAATCCCGGGTAGCCTTGCGCGCCGCCAACGGTTCCGGCAAGACCAGCACCGTCATCGCGTCTATTTTGCTTTGGCATTGCTTTTGTTTTAAGAGGTCAATTTCGGTGACGACCGCCGGGGTATTCCGGCAGGTCGAATCGCAGTTGTGGCCGAGCCTTCGCAACTACGTTGCCCGCTTGGGTGGTGGTTGGGACGTAACATCAGGAGAGATTCGATACACGGACCCGCAGGGAGATACAAGCAGAATTATTGGCTATTCCGCAACCGACCCCGGCAGGGCGGAAGGATGGCACGCTGAAGACCATACCAAGCACCCGCTGCTCATGGTTGTGGACGAGGCGAAGTCTGTCGCTGACCCGTTGTTCGAGGCCATCAGTCGCTGCCAACCTACCCGCTTGCTTATTGCGTCCAGCCCCGGGGGTACCAGTGGAGCCTTCTACCGCGCGTTTACCAAAGAGGCGAACATGTGGAAGACCCATGCCGTAGCCGCCAAGGACTGCCCGCATATCCCGCAAATCCAGATCGACGAGGTTATTCAGCGGTACGGCGAGAAGCATCCTCTAACCCGCTCCATGATTTACGGCGAGTTCGTTGACATAGGCGCCGAGAGTCTTGTCATTAGCCTTACCCAGATTCAGAACTGCCAGAATAGCCCGCCAGACTACAAGCCTGCGGAACGGGTGGCCGGGGTAGATTTCGCAGCCGGCGGCGACTGCAACGTGCTTTGCGTAAGAGACGGTAACAAGGTGCTACCCATGGTGGCTTGGCGCGAAAGGGACACAATGTCTGCCGTTGGGCGGTTTATAGTGGAGTTTAAGAAGGCTGGCCTGAAACCTGAGAACATCTATGCCGACGCCAGCGGTCTTGGCATGGTTATGTGCGATGCCTTGGCAGAGGCTGGTTGGGACGTCAACCGGGTTAACTTTGGCTCCACCCCATACGACCCCGACGCCTACACCAACCGCGCCGCCGAGATGTGGTACGGGATGTCAAAGAAGATCGAGGCATGCGAGATCATTCTGCCCGAGGATGACGACCTGATCGCCCAGCTAACCTGCCGCCGCACCACGACCAACTCCAAGGGCAAGCTAGGCGTAGAGTCCAAGGACTCGATGCGGTCCCGTGGCATCGCATCGCCAGATCGTGCGGATGCCCTTGCCCTCTGCTTAGATGGTGGTAATCTTCGGTTTGATTTGACTTTCCCCGTCGAGAAGCCAACGTGGAGGTCATTGCAGGCCATGATGGAATCGAGTGATCCCGTCATGGCTGGCTTCGATGCAGGAGGTTAATATGAATATCTGGAACTGGATTACTGCAAACTGGACTGAGATTGTTGCCGCCCTCGGTGGCATCGTTCTTGCTGCGCGTATCATTGTGAAGTTGACACCGACCCCCGCCGACGATTCGGCGCTGGAAAAAGTTGTCAACTTCCTCAAGACGCTCGGCCTCCACATTAAATAACTTTAAGTGATCGGTGCGATACTTAACATCATTGCATCGATCCTTCGCCTCATTCCCGGTTGGCGCGAGAAGCGCATCGATCGGGCAGAAGGCGATTGGCGCAACAACCGTGACGCCATTGATCGCGATCTTGGCCCTAAGCCTTGGTGGGTGCGCCACGACGACCCCCGTAACGAACACGACCGGGGCCGTTGAGGCTCTGATGCGCGATGAGAACTACCCTGCTGTACGCGATTCTTCTCCTGCCGTCCGCGCATGGTCAAAACGCGCTTTGCATTATATCAACGATCTTTCGTTTGAGCTAAACCGGGAACGCGACAAATGAACGCTAAAGACACACGCCGCAACGACTACTACGTCAGGATCATCGAGGCTCTTAACCAGCGCGAGACTTGGGAGAACCGTCAGCGCCTATTCTATCAGGCCCGGTACTTTGGAGTCCGCCGCAAGGTCAAGCCTTGGCCTACCGCCGCTGACCTGCACGTCCAGTTGATCGATACTGCGATCGAGAAGCTAAAACCCTCCTTCGTCAATTCCGCCATCGGCAACGACATCCTTTCCAGCTTTGTCCCCATGCGGCAGCAGATTGCCCCGCTGACC